TTCTTTCTTTTGTTCTTTGTTAATCTTAATGATTAACGTGTCATCTTTTTTCATTTTTGTCACCTTTTTGTCACACACATGTAACATTTGATATAAATAAAGTGTATACAATATATTTATAGGAGAAATACAATGCTATACGATTTATTCAAAAAATTCGACGAACTCATGAAGTCTGGCGACTTATTAACAGTCTCTGAAAAGTTCTTGGCTTAATCTCCAGTACTTCCTATCCCACCTTCTCTATCAGTTTTCTGAGAAGGTGGTTTATCGGTCTCCCATATTTCTGTTTCTAAATTTCTTTCCAACTTACACTGCGCTAACCTTTCACCACTATTAATACGTACAATAGCATCTGAAATATTAGTCACTAAAATATGTGTTTCGTCTACGTAATCACTATCAATAATACCAACACCATTTGTTAATGCTAATCCCTTTTTAGCTGCCACACTACTACGAATATACATTTTCAATACGTGATTTTCGGGAATGTCGAATATTAAACCTGTTGGTATAAATGCTCTATGAGCTGGATGAAGAAGGAATGATACTTCTTGTTGAATTTCTTTTGTTAATACTTCAACCTCTTTATTGACTGGATTGAAGCAACGAATCTTTTGTCCTGATTTAAAATAAGATTTAATGTCAAAACATGCTGACCCTTCAGTAGCGAGGGTAGGGATATCGATTTGAGAGTTCTTTCTATAAACTGATAATAAACTCATTATGTATTCAAATTCCTATTCAACCGTTTCTAGGATTCTGTGCCTGTTTTATTCTTTCCTTCTTTTCTTTTTCTGAAGTAGAAGGTTGTTGCACCTGCCTAATCATTATATTATAACACATTCTATTTAGAATGTCAACTATTTCTTACCAATATTATATTTTACTGTAAGGTCCCATTCGTCTTTCTCTTTAAAAGCGATAATCTTTATCTGATTAAGAGAAGCAACGGGCTCTTTAGTTTTAGAAGGGTCGACAATTTTAATTAATTCCCACTCTTCTAATAGGTTAACAATCGTATTACGTCTTGCGTGGTCTTCTTCTGTAAACGTATTATGCTTACCATCTAAGATAAACAATTCTTTAAAATGTAGAATCGAATATCTACCTTGCTTATGAAGAATATGGCATGACTGAAATAACTTCTTTTCTTTACGAGAAGAGATTCCAATACGAGTTAGTGTCTCTTTGATTTTTAGAAAGGAGTCTGGTGTTGGTAAAGTAACTTCTACACCCACTCCTCTGAAAATGTCTTCGTTTTCCATGATTTATATTCACCTTTATAATTTTACTTGTGGCATGGTATATAACCATATTATAACCTTATTTATTAATAAGGAAACTTAGCCACCAGTGATAAGCTTATCATGTACCGTTTGAAGTTCTTCTTTAGATAACACTTTCAAATATTGTTTTGCTACAGTCCTATTACACTGATACACTTCTTGTATCGCATCAAGGTCATTACTCTTTTCTGCTTTATGCCATTTTGAAAATCTTTTTCTTTTTCTTAATACAGAGCGGTAATAATCGAATTGAGCACCAAGGAACAATTCATGACGTTGATTCATTTCATTTGCGTGTAATATAGTATCTTCGAAGTTTGCGAAACCTCGATTGACGATGTATGCGTTATATTGTTTTTCAGTTATATCTGGATTTTCACTATTACGAATTACATCTTCCTTACTGAAAGAAGCTGCATTCATAAAATCAAACGGACTTATTTCTTTCACTTATTACGTCCTCTAATTCAATCATGATTTTGTCAAAGTCTTTAGCACATTCTTCACACATTAAAACCTGATGTGGTCCTTCTAATGTTTCCAGCTTTATCGTATATTCTTCACCTCCTTTTATACGACAAGCACAGTTAAAACATTTCTTTCCGTTACTTAATATGTTGAGTGCCATTAGACGAATTCCGATTCAATCATTACCTCTGTTAAAAAGGCAACCATGTTAATTTCTTGGTCAGCTACAAAATTACTTTTATACATGTAATCTGCAAGGGTGACGATAAAACCTGGTTGCGTTCTAAATTCTACTTTATCTGATGCCATGTCATAAAATCTACGAAACATTTCATTCATGTCTTGGTCAGAATTTCTTGCAACCCATTTGCGCATTTCAGTAAAGTTTTTAGCTTTTAAGAATGTAAAGAGTTCGTCAATAGATTCTTGTTTTAAATTAACAAAGATACCTTCGTCAATTTTACCTGAAGCTGCATAGGATTGTAATTCAGTTAATACTCTACGAAAATCTGGGAAATGTTTTTCAATAACTTTTGCTACGACAGCTTTGTCATATTGTACATTTTCGTTTTCGAGAATATTGATAACTCGCTTAAAGAACTGCATTGCGAGTTGTGGTCTTTCTTCTTGTGCAATTGTAAAGTCCACTTCAGAAAGACGAGAGCGAAGTGGAGAGATGATTCTATTCTTAAAATTACAAGTAAAGATAAATCCACAGTTAGCGGAGTATTCTTCAATAAAATTACGAAGAGCAGGTTGAACATTTGCTGCGTTCAAATAATCTGCTTCATCAAATATTACATACTTTCGACCTGTACCTGTGAGAGATACGGCAGATGCGAAAGTTGAAATGTCATATCGAATAGAATCGATGTTAACGTTAAGCGAACCATTTTTAATAATGTAATCACAACCAAGTTCTTCAAGCATTGCTTTTGCAATTGTTGTTTTACCTACACCTGGTCCACCAGTTAATAAGAGATTGGGAACACTTTCGTCTGATACAAATTTGCGAAAAGTGTTTTTCATAGTTTCAGGAAGAATAGTATCCTCAATATTTTGAGGACGATACTTTTCTACCCAAAGTACTTCATTTGTTTTTGTTTCCATAGGTCACCATATTCATAATATAAAAGTTGAGATAAAGGGCGGGGACTGGTTTATGGCCAAGTCCCCTGTTCTCGAGAAAGAGCGTAGTTGTTATTAATCAACTACTTTATCAGCCAAGGGACCTTCAGCTGGCAAATCTACATCCACTTCTTGAGCGCCGACACCGTCGAGTTGCTCTTGTTGTGGTGCATTTTGACGTAAGAATGCTTCGATTTTATTTCTTAGCATACCTACACCTGCCAGTTCGTTTCCTTGGAACCCGCCACGTTGAGAGACAATGTCAATCAATTGTAAGACGGTAGACAAGTCATTAAGAGTAATCTTAACTTCTTGTTGCTGTTGGGGCTGTTGGCCACCAAAGTTTCCATTTACTGGTTCATTCATATTAATCACCTTTTATTATAAGTCGACTTTGAATCAATAGCCACATAATATGTGACACCTTGACCTTTAAATTCTGAGATACCTTTTGAACAAAGTGTAACCTCATAATCTAAAGGCATTAACTTCAAGTTATCAGTTTTGATAATAATCTTGAAGTCATCGTCAGTCTCACCGATTTCAACGCCAAAGTCATCTGCGTTTTCGTTCGTACTGTCGATTGCTTTCAGATAACACTTGCCACTTTCGCCAACAAATGCGATTTCTGAAAATTGGAGTACCCCTGCTGCCTTCAATACAGAAGACAAGTCTCCGTTTGATACACTCACTTGAACATCTGCCGAAGGAAGAGAAATTTCTTTTTCCGGCGGGGTATGTATCATAGAGATATCGGCGTAGACGTACTTAGTTCTACGTTTACCTTCAGAGATAATAAAGTATTTATCTCCAAACTCAACGTCTGGGTCATTATAAAGACTTAAAATTGAAAGAAATCTTGATAAGTCATATACACAAGCTTCGCTTGGAATCTCATCTGGGATTTCTGCAATAGCAATCAAAGTCTTTTCTGGAGTGATGGTTTTCAAAATATTACCTTCTTTCATCAAAATTGATTTGTTGATTGCGGTAAAACTTTTGAGAACACTCAATGTTTCATTCGAAAATTTCATAATATAGATTCTCCGATGTTAATATTACTGGTATATTATATACCAAGTTGGTTGCGTTGTCAACTGTTATTTTACTTTTTATACGCTTTTTTGTTAGAAGAAGCATTAGCAGTAGGGGAAGCGCCTAGTTGACCTAGTGCTGCCATATTACCTTTGAAAATATAAGTTCCAACATGGTTTATCTGCATCCAAGGACACATCCAAACTGAGAGTCCTATGTCTCTTGCTTTATGACAAAAGAAATAATCCTCTGACAAGTACCTATTCGTTTGTGGGTCGATTACACAATCAAAGAATGCTGTAATCTTTCTTGACCCATCAAAGTTATCAGTACGTGCATGGTCTGGTTTGTATTGAAGTTCAGGATAAGCATCACGATATTTTTCTAATGCTGACCTTGGGATAAGCATAAATCCTGTCCCGGCTTCTTGAACTTCAACGGGTTCTGATACTTTAAATTCTTTAGTTCCTTTTACAGGATTAAAGACAAAGTCTGATGTGAATTGTTCCAAATTAAATGGATTCTCTTTATGAAATCCTCTATCAGCTGCTTGAGCAATCTTTTCCCAAGCGATAGTTTTCTTTGGATAAGGACCTGTTACAATATCGTATTTTTCTGGGTCCTGTGTTTGAATACCTAAAAGTGCTAGAGCATCTCTAGGATTGAAACCAATATCACTATCAATAAACAATAAGTGAGTACAATCACTTCTCATAAACTCATCAACGACATAGTTACGAGCTCTTTGTACTAGACTCTCATTGAATAAGAAATAGTATTTAATTGGTATTCCATATTGAGTACATAACATACTCAAATCATTAGTTGATTTTGTAAATAGTCCAGAACATTGACCACCATACATTGGTGCGCCAACGAACAACTTATAATCTCTTAAATTTTCTACTGGTATTTTTATTTCCATAATATAATCCTTAATCTAAATCAAATTCTGCTCTATGAATTAGTTGCATTCTTAATACATCAATAAGTATATCCCATGAACTATCATGTGCTTTAAACGCTTCGTCCCACTCAGGAATTGTAAATCCATTTTTCTTAGGAAAGTTTAATTTTGCATCAATCCACGTACGGGTGTCACGTACGAGATAATATTTACAATACTCATATAAGTGTTGTTTCTTTCCTTGTGAATCGAATAGTCTTGTTAAAATTACTGGGTCGAAAGCGTTACTACGACTCCACCAGTATTTTATGTTTGAATCAATAATAAAATCGTGAAACTCATTTACGAATTCTTTTACTGTTAAATCTGTTGGTTGTGGTTTTACTTTATCACGTACTTCTTTGTCTTGTTGTTGCCAAAATTCAATTACAGAATTTTCAACCTTATAGTTATAATTTTCTACTTGGTCTTTTACTGAGAGCTTCCATCTTTTAACGTTCTGTACGTCTTTTAAAGTATATGGACGAGTTTCGAATCTATCCCAATCAAAAACAAATGCTGATACATCGACAACCGCACAGTCAATAGGTTCTGTACCCATTGTCTCAAAATCAAAAATCATGTGTTTCATATAAAAGCCTCAAGTGTATCGCATTTTTCTACGTAGTTATTTTTCTGTTGATGATTATACTGAACTACGTAATCAGTATCAACCATTTGTAATTTACCCTCTAAGTATTTCTTTACTTCCGTAGCCATGTCTCGGGCTGTTTGTACGGGTACGTTTTGACAGATGTGGTTCGCCGATTTTTTGGGGTTGAGTAATTCAAAATCGTTAGGTAATCCCATAATCGCCATAGCTTCGCGATAATTAATATACCTATCATCATCAGGGTGAGTAAGACAAGTAGGATAGTGCCCAACAAAGGCACCAATATAATCCTTAGGAATAATCGTCCCACGTCGCATAATATTTCCGCCTGCTTTGAGTTTCTCATACTTGTAATTACACTTCTCGACTTCTTTTTCGTATCCATTTTGTTCCATCCATTCGCCGACTTGCTTGTAATCATAACCGCTACGTTCTATATATGAAAACATGTCTTGTGCTCTTACTCTTTGTGGTTCAGCAATTTCAAAGAATTCTTTATGAGTAATTCCACCATGTATATGGTCTAATACGAACTTATAATAAAGGTCATCTTTACTTGGAGTTTTTGGATTGATTGGGTCAGTAAAACTATTTGAGCCTGCTACACTTCGAATAACATCTTCGATTTTAGTATGTTCTTTATTGTACCAACTTAAAAGAGGAGTACGTTCGTCTTTCCAAAAGAAATAGAATGAACGCTCTCGAATTTGTGGACCACCATGTAATAGTGACCTTGTTCGATATACACTCATAGTATATCCGTTTTCTTTTCCAATCTGTTTTAGTTTGTTTCTTACTGTATCACCAATTTTACCTGCAAACCCTGGAGCATTTTCTCCCCAAAATACTTTTGGTTTTACATTTTCAAGTACATGTCTTGCGGTAATTTCCATCCATTGGTTATTTGGATTATCATCACCAAATCCGTGAGATAGCTGAGATAGTCCAGCACATGGACATACAGAAGATACTACATCTACACTCTCAGAGGGATTCTCACCCTTATCTAGAACATAGTACGGAGTACCACTATAGTAATTACGGGCATGAGCATCATTTGCTTCGAATGCCTCGTATGACATCATATACGTTGGCTTTTCACCAAACGCTAATTCTGAGCCAATAGTTTCACCACCGATAAGTGGTACGATAGATGCGTGTTTAATCATACAAAAAAATCCTCAAGGTCAACCTCACTAGAAATACGTTCTTCCATTCCATCTAATAGTGAAATTCTTTCTTCGACGTATTTAGTCACAGTAAAATATTTTAAAAGATTACGGCTTATGTTTCTCCTATCTTCAGGAGTCACCTTAATACTTTCGTCTATAGCTTTATATATGTCATCTGCATCGTTGAAGTCTGCGGTATAGTGTTTAACATTAGCACGTAAAAGATATTCTGAGGTTGCGTGTATCATTTGTTGTGTGTGGTCTAATTGTTTAACTAAAATAACTGGAACTACTCCATAGATTCCAGCTTCAAATGCGGTATAACCAAATCCCTCATGAAAACAAGGTAGTATAATACTTTGAGATGTTTTAATTGCTTCGAATAATTCTTCATCTGGAAGATTTTCCATATAAGCATTTGCTTTCTTTTGAAGATTTTCAAAGTATCTTCCAGTCTTATCTCGTCTTGGGTCACGTACACCATAATGAACAATCGTGTTTTGTGGATTATTATATCCGTATACTTTGTGGTGGAACTTATCTGTAGAGTATCTCCCTATGATTGCTGACTTATTCTCAACTTGTTCAATATCTTCAGATGTAACTTTTTCGTCAGTCCAAACAAAGTGTTCGATGAATCCATCAAAAGCATCATCACCTCTTAATGGAATATCTTCATAACCAGCTTTAATGGCACGCTCATGAATGTCATTCATCTTTTGAATTGAGTAGTTTGAGTTCGTAGCAATATAACACATATTCCTATCTGTCTTTCTCATTCTACGAATAACATCACTGAATCCATAACACCACATTAAATCAATAACATCATGAATAATAAACATAATTCTTTTATTCTTGACGAGTTGATTGAGTGTAGTAATCATAGAAACACTATGACAATGAGCGATGATATAATCGTGGTCTTCAATTATATCCTTAACACTTTCTAAATATCTTTTAATATAGTGTCTACTAACACGAGAAGGATTCTTACCTTCTTTCATTGCTTGGTCTTTTGCACCAAGGGAGTTTACACCATAGTGCATGTATTCATATCCTGGGTCTACTACTCTCCCACAATACATATAAGTTGTTTGATAACCTAATTTGCTGAAGGCTCTGGCATCAAGTTTAGAACTCTTTTGAAGTCCAGAACGTACTACAGAACCATCGAAAGTTTCTGTGAGATTATCAATAACTAAAACTGATTTTTTCATACCCATATATTATACCATACTTTTATCTAAATGTCAACAAAATCAACATCAATTAATGCTTCTCTAAATAACGAATGACTTAATTCCCAAGAATGAATCCACTTTTCTCTTGTCTCATCGACAAATCCCATAGAATCCATTGAGGGCATTACAACTCGTTTTGTTCCTACTTGAATAACACCTTTAGCGCATTCACTACAAACGGGCAATCCCCATACATATAGCGTTGAATCTTTTAAAGTGATTCCGTGATATGTAGCATTATATATTGCGTTCTTCTCAGCATGTACTACATATGCATATTTGATATCTCTATCTAAATACCTATCTTCACTATCTCCAATACCTTGAGGAAACCCATTATAACCAGTTGCTAATATTCTACGTTCATCAGATACGAATACTGCACCAATTTTTTTAGATGGGTCTTTACTCCAAGTTGAGATTTCTCTCGCTATATTAAGGAATCTTGAATCCCATTTATACATAATAACTTTTCACTGTTTTAAATGCTTCAATGTGTTTTTGTATTTCAGCTAAATCTTCTTGAATGTTAGTTGAGAAATGAGCGTAGTTTAAACCACCATCGTCATTTGCTCTGTCTTCGAACGCTTCTTCGAAATGTTCAATTGCATTATTAAGACTTTCAACCACAATTTCATCACATTGTTCATCTGTAACTTCAACCTTTATTGCCATCAATATATTCCTGTATAAAATTAAAGTGTCTTTCGTATACGTGAAAGTTAGAAGCGGTCCAAATTAATTCACCAACTTCAACACCTAAGTCATTTGCAAGTCTTTCTTGAACGTGTTTTGCCCAAGCATAATCATTATTATAACCAAAGACTGCATCGTTTGAACGCATAATATAATGCGAAACTAATCTATTATTTCTGATATAGAACGTATTAGCATAAGTACACATAAAATCGTTCATACCATTTTTGTTAAAATCAGTATGCATGCTTGGTCGATTATAAATCATTGTCGCACGTCTTGAGTTTGGATTAGACTTTAATTCTTGTTTTACTTTTTGGTATTGATTACCATTCTCATCAGAATAGATACACCAACCATAGTTTGAATTAATCTTACCTTCTTCAGATGAGATGTCTTTCCAAATTTGTGGAGTTTCACCAGGGATGTCATCAACATACAGTGATTGCATTTCATACCAACGCAATTCACGTTTGATGTATTCATAAGCTGGTTTACGAATAACATAATCTTCATCAGCAATAAATGTGGCACCAATGACTTCAACAGTCTTAGCACCTGTTCTATCAATAACCCAATCACCTTGAAGAAAATCAGTTACGATTTGATTACGAATATCTCTAACTCTTAACATTAAATTGTTTCCAATAGTGTTTCAATATCATCTAGTTCAGCTACAACTGCTGGTAGATTTTGTTTATGATAAATCCTAGCCATTTTACGTAGAATATTTTTAGGAATATCTACATCGTCAGCTAAGGCATTAATTGCTTCTTTTTGAAAATCACGTTCGGCTTCTACTCTAGTAAATGAATTACTCATTTCTTCCATAGCACCTTTAATTCTTTTCTTATCTTCATCACTTGAAGGTATAATCACATTACTCATTATTTAGTCCTCTTATTAAATGCATCATTGCGGGAATCTTGGCCTGGTATTTTACCACGACAAAATGAAACAAAGAAACTCGCATAGTTAATTAAATCTTTTGCTGAATCTTCAAGAGATTCGAAGTTTGGATTATAATCATCACTTTGCATAGCTTCCATAACCGATTTCATACGTAGCATTTTTGCATGCATGATATCGTGAATAGTTACAATACCATTAGGATAGTATTGTGCTTGTTGTACAGTTGAATTAGGATTCTGATAATCCCTAGATTTTTTCAACTGAAGGTCGATACATTCTTGAAGAACGTTGACCGCTTCGGGGTTATTATTTTTAGGCATTAGTTTCCCTCATAGTTAAAATCATTTTATATTCATCGAGAGTAAGAGTTCCCATGTTTCTGTTATGTTCGCTTCTTACCATCGCACCATTCTCAATTACACTCTTACCACCTTGTGACCAAGGAGTATCATGTCCAAATACGGCATCGTCAAGTTCTAAAGGTTTTCCATCAATTGCACAAACATAACCTTGTGCTGCTAATGCTTCTTCTCTATCGAGTTTACCTAGAGAACGTTTCGTATCTAAAACTGTAATTCCATCTGGTATTATATCACAGTTTCCGTGAATTGTAAACTGTTTATATACAAGTTTCTGTGCATTACCTGCAGCTGAGTGTCTTCGATACTTTCTGACAAATTCCTTAACAAAGAAGGTGGTATCATTGTATTCAATCGTTTCTTTTTCGAGAGACGTATCATTTTTGCCAGTAAGTAGTGTATAAGTTTTCATAAAGAACTTAAAGAAGTCCTCATCATTATCAATTTTAAACTTATCGAATTGTTCAACCAATCCAAAGTAATACACAGAAAAAGCCGAGAAGATTGCGTCATTTAAACCAAACTTACGGAATACACGTAATTTTAAAGCAGCGTCTAAGAAATCGTCTACTCTTGATTGTACAGTTTTAGGAATCTCATTATCTTCACGACATAGTGTTTCGATTTCTGTTTGACCAGCATCAACTAAACCTTTACCCATAGAACGGATTATTGCGATAGCAACAAACTCGTCCCATCTACGTCTTGGGTTGGGTTGGTCATCAACCCAGTTTGGCACAACAACTTTACCATCAGGTTTAATTTGTTTTTCGAACAACGGATGTGGTTCATTAGAATACTCGCGTACATACGAAGTTTTTCTACGTATATACTCACACACTTTAGATTCTTCATCAGACATTACCATTTCCATAAAGTTGGTTGGTGTTGTCGTGTTGATATTTCTAAATAGACGTGAAGCTTCAGAAGAAGTACATACTCTTACGTCAACTGGTATATCGACATCACTCAGATTAAAATCTGAATCAATGTATTTCTCACCATCGATGAGAATCTTTCCAGTATAGTAAGCTTTAAGAGCTCGACAGCGGTGTCCGCCATCAATTACAAGATAATCACAACCATAAATCTTTTGTGCTTCGACATCATTGCGAATGTCTCGAATGGTTAACATTCCAGCACCATAACCGGACATGAGTCCTTTGATAATTGCGATTGATTTTTTTACGCCGGAAGAGACGGGAGGTCTCTGGCCAATTGGGTCGGGATTTAATTTTCCCGTATTAAGAAGGTCTACAATCTCTTGCGCAGACATTACTTTTACGTTATATTCCATAATCGTTTCTACTCCGATTTATAAGTTAGTTCAATGACCATCAACTAGGTCACATATAGGTCTCGGCAGAGGTTGTCCGTTTTGGTGTTCCTTACTTTCACTCGGTTGATATACCTCGAAACTTTCGTCGCTTGGTATATCTGTTGGTGTTTCAGGGGTTCCATATTAGGAGCAGTATTCCCTCTACCAAGGTGATTGTTGGTTCGTTACCGTCGTGGGTCCTAAACTTTCGTCTCGCCGTCATAGCCTATTCCCAACAATCTAGTATATTATACTATAGTTTTTCGTAAATGTCAACTGTTTTTGTGAAAAAAGTGCAACTTTTTACGGAAGTCTTGGTTGTGGTTTAATAACGAAATTGTTTTCAACGATGTAAAGTTTATCTTCAGCTTCAGCAAGTTTTGTAACTTCTAAATCGATTGTTTCGATAATACCAGGATGTTCTGCGACACCCACTTGTTTTTCTAACAATACATCAATATTTACTTTATGCTCTGCAATTTGAGCTTTATATTTCGCTACTAGAGCGTTTACGATTGGCTCTTTCATTCTATTCTCCCATTAAATAAATTCTTTAAGAAGAGGCCGTGGTTACCTTCGTGATTAGGAGCTTCCCAACCTTCAGGTTTTACTAAATCTGGAACACCTAAGGGATTAGGTCTAGATTCTTTCACACCAACTTCTTTTGCCATATTAGCATTGAGAACTCTATCCCATGCTTCATGTGGATTAACGCCATAAGCATCAAGTGTTCCTATGGCAACAACACATAGGTCGATTAATCCATCGACTATTTCTTCAGGGTCTCCTTCCTTAAACGCTTTCTTCGTTTCAGTTAGTTCTTCCTCAAGAAAATTAATTCTAAATTCTAAAAACTTTTTAAGCTTCTCAACATCATCACGATTATCCCAAACCCATTCACGAGTTTTATATTTCGTTTGCATGTTGTGAATGTCTTCTACCCAGTTTCTACTCATTTGGATATCCTTGTGCAATATAAACACCAATCATACCAATATCACCTTCAGATAGCATACCTGCTGTCGGCCACATCATTGCAGATTGTGGTCCTACAACTTCTTTATTTTTATATGCTAATAATTTTGAAATGATTTCATCAGCAGATTGTCCTTGTAATTTAGGACCGATTCCACCTTGACCCTGAGGTCCGTGGCAAGCTGCACAAGTATTCATTGTTGAACGAATAGGTGCAAATCTATCTTCAGCATTAGCTGTATTAGAGATAAGTAATGCTGCAATTACAATTAAATATTTCATTATAAACTTTCCTTTAGTTCGTTGAATCCACCAACGTGCTTTCCATCAACAACAATTTGAGGGAATGTTCTAGCACCTGGGAATAAGTCAAAAAATTCTGGTGGAGTATAATCTTCATTTAACATTTTGTATTGGTACTCCAACCCTTTCTGTTCACAAAGATTTTTTGCCATCGTACAATAGGCACACTGTTCTTTGCCATATATTACTACCATAGTTTCTCCTATACTAATTTTAATCCTGAATTGCCTGGTAATGCGATTCCACTGGTGACTTCGACAACTTGTTTCTTAAGTTCATCTGAAGGTTCAACCATAAACATTACGTGAGCTTCTCCGATTACAACTGGACCTCTTTTAGCGTAAGGTACAAATGGAACCATTCCAATTTTTCCTTCACCTGCAGGAACTAATAGAATTGCATCTGTTAAAGTATAGAATCCTTTATCATATGAAACTTTAGCTACTACTTCTTCACCTGTTGATAATCTTACGATATTGATATCACTCATAGTGTTCTCCTTAAATTTTGGCTATTATAACACATAATAGCGCATTTGTCAACTGTTTTATTCAAAACATTTACTTGGGATAAAATCTGGAATTTCTGGTTCTACTGCCCAAGTGATTTCCCTATTATAAGGATTATACTTTTCGTCAGTAAAATAATCTTCCATTCTTACAAGTTCACCAGGATACTTTTTATACATTTCACCCATCCATTCGTATCCTTCTATTAATTGATTAATTAAGCGCTTTTCAGTTTCATTTGGTCCTGCTGCTGGTCTTTGACCAAAATCGATATGATGTCGAACAGTTTCACCTTTACCTAGTGTTCCTAGGTGAAGTACCTTTTGTCTTTCTGCTGCTTTTTCTAAATATTGTCTTTCTAACCATTCATCTCTTACGAATCCTGTTCTCGCAAAATCCAAATGGTCTTGTTGTCTTACCGCAATCCAACTCTTACATTGAGCTTCAAAGTCTTCACGATAAAGATAATAAATCTTATCCATTGATTTAAACATTCTATCTCTGAGTTCTTCATCGACTAATTGACCAGGCATAAGTTTAAAACAACATGAGTGTCCTTGCTCAAGTTGATTAACAAATAATTCTGTTGATTGTAAGCGTGTCTTTTCTTCGTCTGTACAATCTTCAAAGTAATTTACGATTTGCCATTGTGCTTTTGCTGCACCTAGTCCATAAGGTCTTGGATAGAACGTAAACATTTCACCTTTATAAGGTGCATTATATTCGTCTGCTTTTAATAACGTAAAACTGGTACTTCCAGTTCTAAAGTTTGTGACTACACATATTTTCATGTAAAAAAGTCCTCAATTGTATTTACTTTTTCGGATTTCCAACCCAGAGGTTCAATAATGTTTTCGACTGGTCCTAAGAACACTTTATCGAATTGAGTATCATAATCAATATACTTGTCGAGTCCTAATTCTTTAGGAAGTACACCGGGGAACGATATCATATTTTCACGAATAGGATTAGGCACTTTAAGATAAATGAATTTTATCTTGTCACCTGATTGAACCTTTTCGTATTTCTTATCGAGTTTTTTCTGTGTAAGGAAGTGATTGTAGAGAATACAACCACGAACATGCATTGGACATCCTTTTCTATATAGAGTTTCCTTACTCATGTATTTATTGATATTGTCTGTGCCCGAAGTTTTAGCAATATCTTCGGGAGGTAAGCTACGAAATTCATCACGGAACTTCGCAATAAATTGTTGTGTTTCTGTTTCATCACCAGACAAGATAACCTTAAAGATTTGTTTCATCTTTTCACGACATATTTCAGGTGTCGATGAGCGAACTGATTCTAAACCAGTAACAGAAACTTTTGGTTCTTCATAGTGAACACCTTCACTATTCAAAGCATTAAGGATATATCTTTTCTTTGCGATAAAGATTGAACGGTCAGTAATCTTTTCACGTTTCATAACCATCGCGTTTCGATATGCACCCATGTCATTTGCAAGTTTTTCATATCCTTGTTCGATGATTTGTTCGATTTTAGTAGAACATACTTTATCTAAGAATTCTTCACCTTGCTTACGGTCAATGTCTACTGTACCGAATACTTCTTTGATGAATGGACCAAAGTTTACGTAAATTGAATCAGTATCAATGTATACGATATAATCTTTATCTTTCGTGTTGAGTATCTTGTTGAGATAATCATTTACAGATTTTTGAGCATATCGAATACTTAACTGACCAGATGTAGTGATTGCTTCAGCCATTTCGTTAATATAGTATAAGAAGTAGATATTTGCTGTCGCACCATAAAGAGAGTTCATAGCAATTTTGATTGACATTTGAGAATTATGAAGTTGATTCATTTCTCGTTTCAGTCTTTTCTTTTCAACAGGGTCAGTTTCAACTTCGAATTGTTGTTCAACTGCAATCATTTGTTTCTTAATCACAGAACGATTATTATAGTATTCGTCAATGATACTTGGAATAATACCAACTTCATCGTTTCTAAAACAAACACCATTTGCAGCAACCGACATATTTGTATTCGTATTTTTAAACTCACTATTGAGTACCATGTCTTGTGTTACAACTTCACGTTCATTAGGAAGATATGTTTCAGGTGACATATTGTATTGCAACATTAAATGAGGATACAGAGAGTTTAAGTCAAATGATACAACCCAAGGATACATTCCTGGTTTTGGGTCTTTTACGTAACCACCAACGAGTTCACCCATACGTTGACCAGGCGAATCTTTAACTGGAGGAACAACTTTGTCAGCAATGAGTCTACGATAAATTGTAGATTCCCAAATACCCACAGTACCAAATGCATCATTATAGTTTACACCACCACCATAAGCAACAGTCATTACCAACGCGAGAAGAGATGTTTCTTCTTCCATTCTTTGAATGAGGTGTGTATCTTTTAAGTTATAGTCGAGATAGAGTTGTGGGTTTTCGTCATATAAAGCAGTCAATGAACCGTATTCAGAATAATCAAGTTTCTTTTCACCAAGAATAACATGAGCGATGTGGTCAAGTTTATATGATTCTTGTGGACCATACTTATAACCAAACTTTTTAAACGCATCCATATAGTCAATAACAGACATACCAGAAATTTTGTATGTTGCTTGAACTTTACCGAATACCTCTCTACGTTTTTGGTCAATCGATTTCCAAGGAGAAAGTTTCTTTGCGGATTCTTCACCAAGTAGTCTTATAATACGTGTTACGATGTATTGTATATCAAAGTATTCTACGTTCCAACCGGTTACAATATCTGGATAGTCAGCAGTCCATAGTTTAATAAATCCTTGGAGCAATTGAGCTTCAGTATCGAATTTTGCGAATACGATATTATCTGGGTCAATACCAGTTATCGTTTTTGTTTTATCATAATCTTTACGACCAAGTAGGAAGTACTTTTTAGACTTTGATGATTTATATGCGATAGAAGTAATTTCATTATTTGCTTGTTCAATATCTGCGAATCCATCACGAATGTCAACCTCAATATCGAAAGATACGATGTTCACATCAGCAATATTAAATCTTACTTCTTCTGGGTAATGTTCTTGAATGAATTGTGTAACGAAGTTTGTTGAACCAAATACTTCGAAACCAGCGACACCTTTATACTCTTCAATAAAGTTTTTAGCTTCACGCATTTCACCAAACTTTTGAGGATGTAGACTTTTACCACCAATCAACGACTTGAAGTCACCACCTTTCTTTGGTGTATGAAGATATAGTGTGGGTTTAAATGGAACACGATACGAGAAACGTTTACCGTTCTCATATCCTCGCCATAAAATATTCTTACCGTAGCGTTCTACGGAAGTGTAAAATGAAGTCATTGTCATAATCTACTTTTGTTAGAGGTACCATTATAACACAGGTACCGTGAAATGTCAACTACTTTATGCAGCAAGTTCACTAAAGTTTTTAATCTTATCGAACTTGAGAGATGTGTCAAATTTATCTGCAAACTGGTCTCCACGATGAGAGATAACAAATATGTTATCGTCACTGTTTAGACTGTGTAGTGTCTCAATCAAACTTTCGATACCTACACCATC